ATTTGATGCCCACGGCGGAGGAATGGAAGATCAGGACAAGAAATAGTCCTAATTCGCCAAGGCTGTCCACGAAGGATTAAAATATCATTAGCATATTCAATAAGATCTGGCTGATATGTATATCCGCCAAAGCTAACTTCCATTCTAATTCTGCCGTACTTGAGATCAGAATTATCGGAAGAATGGTAGATAGCTCTGATGCCATTCCAGCCTTTAAGCTGTTCTCCTGATAGAGGGTCTACCGGATCAACTACTAATCCATTTCCAGGTAGAATTCCGACTTCTGTAACCAGATCCTCGATGTGTTGCTCATCTTGAAAAGATATTACACCTGTATCACTATTGATCCAGAATACTCTGTCATTATCACCAGGCAGATGGGTATCAATTTCACCGTCATCTATCCGTAAGAAATAAGCTCCACGCTGCTCTCGATAATTAGTTGGTCCCGATACAGAGCTATCAGTTCCTGAACGATAGAAAGCCCAAGTTAAGATCTGTAATATAACTTCTGCAAGGGTCATTCCCCTGTAATTTCTTTGGTATATAATAGTATCAGGCTGTAGTAGCTTACCTATTTTGGGAATAGACCAAGTTAAATTAACATCAGCAGCTTGCTGTGAAATAGACCTTCCTGGCCCGCCAGGCACAATGGCAGGAGGCTTAAGCCAATCCATTAAGATTTTGCGGATCATTACATTTGCCGGGAGCGCCCATTTGAACCAGTATGTTGCTTGAGATTTCTGCAAATAAATTAAATCATCGTAAGCAACGATTTTGCATTCTGGTACACCGTGATCGATGTAAAAGACGTGGAAAATAGTTCCAGTAAAGACAGGCTGGTATCCGTCACCCCATTGGGCATATAACCTGACTTTACCTCCCAGAGCTATGACGGACCAAAGATCCTGGCCTTGAGTAATACCTTGGTATGTCCCGCTGGCTGTTATATTCTGTCCAACACCCCAGAGAGATCCATCAATTGCACCATTGTAAAAGGTAGCTTCAAGACGTTGAGCAAGCTCATCCTGATGCTCCGACCATGTTAAGTCAGTGAGGAAATCAGTTATATTAAGCTCTGTACCGTCGACAGCGTTGAGCACCATGAAGTTATATCTAACATTCTCTATGTCGACTACATCAGTTGTAACAACGGGCACAGTCCTGAAACCCCACGTTTCAATAATCTAAGGGCGCTATTTTCAGCGCGTAACGAACCTCACTAGCACCAACAGTTGGCCTTGGGACACAGGTTACAAACGAACCTAACTATGGTATTTTAATTGGATATGCAGCTTGGTCAGCTTGCTGTGGTGTCATTCCTAGAGAAGGTAGCTGCAATGGTGTTCCAGGCTTCATGTTGTCCCATGCAGCGGGATCTGTGATGGGTGTCGTTATTCCATTTGCTTGAGCAGCTGCTGTATTATTCTTGTTGAGATTGAATATGGTAGTAGGATCGAGCCCAGTTTGCTGCCCAAGATGGAATAGAACGTTAGGAGGCCCAAATGGCCCTCCACCTCCAATTCCTGGTAGAGGAAATATACTGCCTGGGACTGGCAAATTATTGGGGCCGCCATTGCCATGTTGAGATGTATCCGCAGGTGGTGCAACTATAACCGGCTTAGGTGTGATAACTTGTGGAGGGCCTGTATCATCTTGAGGTGGTGCTGGTGTAGGTGAAGGAGCGGGCGCTGGGGTTATTACCGGCCAAGTATCTGGATCGGACTGAGCTGGTTGATCTGGCTGAGGTGTAGGATCAGCTAAAGGTCCATCAGGTTTAGGTTGTCCAGCACAGTTTTCTTCAGCCACGATTTCACCGTGATCCCATTGTCCATCAGGAGTATAGTATCCCAACCAACAGAATCCGTCTGCGTGCCACTCATATTTCGGAGTGAGTGTTGGAACGGGGTTTGGGTTTGGATTGGGATTAGGGTCACCTGGATCTGGTACAGGATTTGGCTGAGTATTAGGATTTGATCTAATATTGGCACACTGTTCTATGTCTACTTCAGTATGAGCGACAATTGCGCCACCAGTATCCTGAACTGTATTTAGATAGCATTTATCTGTAGAAGGCTCATAAACTACAACTTGGTGAGTTTGAAAGCAGTTAGGGTCTTGTGTTAACAAAGATCTTATATAAATGGAGAAATTGCCGTCACTATCTTTGCCGAAGTAGTCTTTGTAGCAAAGACCATCATGTGTAACGTAATGCCATATTTCATTCGGGTTGGAAAGATCATCACTAGGAACTGTTGCATCGGGGGTACTGGCTGCAGGGTTAGCAGCGCTTGGATTGGTAGTAGTATCAGGAGCTGATGCCCTGCTAGTTGCTGAAGTGTCAACTTGCTGGCTAAAGTTGTTAACAGTAGATGAAATGGTTAGACGCCGCTGCTCGGTTAATGTCAAACTTAAGAGGATGTCTCCCGACAAATTGGACAGGGGACCGAATGTTTGCGTCATGCTTTCGATGAAATACCAGTACGCAATGTCGAAATCAGGAGAATCAACCCTCAAAGCAGACCTGTTGGCAAGTTCTCTTTCCAGTTGGTGAATAAATGCTTGAGGGCTCCAATCAAGAGGATATTCAGTTTGTCCGTCGACAGGATTGTTTAACTGGCTGGCAGACACATAAGGAGGACAACCCATAGGAAGAAGAACTTCAAATTTAATTTGCTCAGGTTGAGTTCCAGAACTGACACTGTACTGACCACCCTGAACAATATCGAAAGTCTGTATCTGTGAGTTTCTGGTTACGGTTAGCTGCTCAGGTGCGATAGGAAGTACAACTGACCATGCTGGAAATCTGCCTTCGATGGTAGAAAGCTTAATATAGTACATTCTACCATGAAGTACATTAGGATTGATACCAGTAACAGGCCCATACGAACCTTGGAATGGAGGGGCGTAAAGTATTTGTGCTCCGCCTACCGGAGGCCCAGAAGTATCTACGACATTGGAGAAGGTCATTGTTGTGAAATAACCGATGTCAAAGTATCTGTGCTGGGCATGTTGTTGGAAGACTGCTGAAGTGCTGTTGTCATGTTGTCCATAATCATCGGTGTCAACTGGCCAGCAATTTGTCTGAGGTGGGCGTCCTGGAAATTGCCTTGGGTATTGAGAGTAACGTTAACATTACCGACATTAACATTAGAACCACTGTTGCCAGAATAATTTGCGACACCTTTAAGTGCAGCAGCTGTTCCATCTCCATGGCCCGAAATACCTTGCCAATTGGTAATCCCTTGCCTGGTCGCTCCGTGCAATCCCGCTCCATAATGACCAGGAGAAGCGCCTGGGTCCCAGCCTCCTTGCAACACTTGATTCAGAGCATAGTCCACATCTGCTTGCCAGTTCTGGGCATCACGTGGGTCAATGCCTGCTGCTATCGCCCCTTTACCCCACCCCACGTCAGTATTAAGCTGGAAGGGACCATAAGAAGCTTCACGCTGACCTGTAGCGGGGTTTATATTCCGTGACTGTCCTGCACCTGTTTGAGCGCCTTCACCTCTCCAAACTTTAACAGCCACGTCTGGATCAATTCCACGTGCTATTGCTGCTTGGCGGATATAAGCTTCTGTTTGGTCACCAGTTGCATTCACATCTGATGTCCCAGCGCCAGCGGTAGCAGTGCCACCGAGAATGCCCTTACCCGGTGGAAATATGCTGTTATAAGCTGAATTACCCCCGCCACCACCTGCGGCTCCGCCACCTCCACCACCGCTAGGTGTCCCACCAGGCCCTGCAGTTGTTCCACCTGAATTCTTGTAAGCTTGAACAAGCTTATCTGCGTAAGCTGCTAAGTCTCTAAATGAATTAGTTAGAATAACTGTTTGAGTGACTAGGCGACTTTGGGCGTCATCTCCCGCCCCAGCAGCTCCAGTTGCCCCTGATACTGTACCATTGACATTTTCTTTACCAAGTAGAGCGTCGGCAAGCATATTACCGAGCGGACCACCTGCTGCCATGCCGCCCATTGTTCCGAACGGCCCCAAGACCTCATCGAACAATGAACCGATAGCGGTTGTAGCAATTGTAGTCCCACCAACGATAGCTGCGCGCCTAGGATCTTGTCCAGTTGCTAGGGCAGTAGCAACGTCCAATCCAGCAGCAACGGCTCCCAGTTTCGCTCCACCGGCCAGTTTTGCACCTCTGCTCAGTGTTGCTGCAGCTGGAGCAGCTTCATTCACGACTGTAGCAGCTTCACCCTCTGCTGGAGTTCCACCACCTCCGGCTGGAGTACCTCCGCCGCCTCCACCGCCGCCTCCGGCTGGTGTACCTCCTGATCCAGAAGCTCCCCCACGTCTGAAGATTGATCTAGCAAATGCTCCAGGAGATACTCCCGTAATACCAGTAAGAGCTCTTCCAGCTAAGCCCACACCAAAGAATGTTCCAAGGGCACCAAGAATGAGACCTCCAATGGATTCAACACCACCACCTATGACGGCTGGTGTATTGTATCCACCTTGAGGGTTTGCTGCACCTTGACCTGTATTGCCAAGTATTGCGCTTTGCCACCATTGATTAAATGAAGCAATGGGGTTTCCTAGAACGGCTTCAGCAAACTTCTGGACGGCATTTTCGAATCTTTGTGTGCTTCCGGCAAATGTTGTATCGTATTGGCCTTGTCGGCCTGCAATACTCATATCCGTAGTACCAGGCACACCATTAGTATTTGCCATTGGACTGGCTGTATTAATAGCATCAGCCATAATTTGTTCAAATTGGTCTGGAGTAAATGTGGCTCCCGCTGCTCGAATGAAGGCTTGGAAGTTGTTTGGATCGCTCAGATCAAGCCTTTCCATTTGCTGGGCGTTTGGATTACCGCGAACCATTGGATTCTGTTGCATGTAACGCATGGTAGCAGAATACAAATACCCGTTAGGGTTATTGGGATCGCTGCCTAACATGGTATTAGCTTGATTCCACAATTCTGTAGAAATGTGGCCACGGTAAGCCGGATTCAGACGCTCTTGGTTAATTTGCTGGAACAAGCCACCAGTCGTTTCCAATGGTGTATTGGTAGCTTCTGAAATCTGGATGGCTTCTTTAACTTGCTGTGATAGCTGGTCGTTTGTTAGTCTGCCACCTGTATTAGCAAGTCTTTGACCTAAAGCGTAGACCTGGTTAATATCTGTACCAAAATCTTTGCCATATACATCTCTAATGTTGCTAAACAGAGATCCGCGTGGGCCATTGAAAGAAGGCTGCCATCCGAAGAATCCACCACCGACTTGACCTTGCTGACTTGTAGCAATGCCTCCAGCTTGAGTGGCTAAAGCTTGGTTAGTTCTAGCTTGAGTTGCTGCGTATGTACCCACCTGGGTCTCAAGCTGGAGAAACTTAAGTCCTAATCTAGTAATCCCGTAACTGATAAGTTCGGTTGTAGATACTTGTTGCTTGCCAGCTTTAGTTTGATCAGCTGTGGTCTTGGCCATAGCGGCCATAGCACTAGATGCCTGACTGGTCTGTGTGTTTAGCTCTTTATAAAGAGCTAATTGAGTACCTGCATTCGGGTTAGCTTGGACAGGCTGACTCCACGGATTCCAACCATTAGGCATTCCCGCGGTTGCTGCATTATTAGGCTGATTAGGTGGACCTTTAGCACCTCCACCTCCACCAGACCCATAAGCAACATTAATTTGAGCTTGTATCTTTTTGAGTTTTTCTTCAGCTGCAGCTATAAAATGGTCGACCTGAGCTAGACCACCGGCCTCGTCGACGACAAATTTGACATCAATGTTGTAAGTGGGCAATGCTCTGTCCTATCACTTCATTAATCGACAGAAGAGATAGGTTTCAAGACAACAAAATACCCAGGCCGTAACCTGGGCTTTGTTTGGCTACTTATCGCAACCAGGCGGGTAATGGAGCCATGTTATCGCTAACACAACTAACCAGATAGTCCAAGCTGGTATCATAGCCAATGTACCGACTGCAAGACCACCGACCATTGCTAGACCAACCATCTTCGCGTGATTGAACAGGATATCGAATATCCCTGTTCCTATTGGGACTAGCACCTGAACTATGAGGAAGAGTTTTGCCATGCCCCAGACTCTTCCCCATGCTTTTCGGACGGTTCGTTGGTATTCTTGCCATTCGGCCCACTCAGCTTGCCGTCTGGCCAGCTCCATCTGCCGTTGGCGTTCTTCAAGCCACTCTTGTGTAAGTGGATGGCCTCCGAAAATGTCAGTGTATTGGTAATTGTCCTGCACCGGGTTGTCCTTTTAAACGTCTAGTCAAAAGGGTACCCAAGCGCAAGAAATCCTGGCTAATCGGCCAGGATTAACTTGCTACAAATTGTGCTGGTATGGTTACTGGTAGCTGGACTCTTTCCCTAGAAACATTTGCTGTTTGAGGCGCTGGCCTTGGCAGGTTTGCAGGTGCCATTTCCGCGTCTATCTGCACCTGTATTGAGATGAAATACCATCTTTGCTTAAAGACTTCTGATGCTTCTATGTTAAGAACTTGCCAGGGTGGAACCCCATTACGCTGCCAAATTAGATGGAGTAGTGAGAATATGCCACCTAACTTGATGAGCCTTTTAAAAGCTCGTCTTGTTCTGCCTCAGTGTTTACTCCGAATCCACTAATCTCTTCGATTCGGGTGACTACCGCTGCCTTCTCACCGGCATTTAGCATTCGATCTATAAGTACGAATGCTGCATCCTTACCAGCACCAGAGATGGCACCCAAGCCCTTGGCTCTTTGAGCTTCAACATTCTCCCAAAGAAGACGCCGATCACTTGGAATGGTCGCCCAATAAATCACTTCGGAGTTGAAGGCAACGACGTCGAACTTGATTGGAACTTCAAGCCCGGTTCTGTTGTCTTTTCTCTTCCTAGTGTTATTCTCACGGATTCGGCTGAACTCTTCCTCAGTCTGAGCTTGAATTCTAAATGCGAAGACAGGCTCACCGTCACGCCGAATTATTACCTTAGCTGAAGGCCTAGGAGCACCAGCTGCCTTAAGGAATGCGTGCAGCAATTCCTCTTCTGTTTCCAGAAGCTCTTCGTCTGTTCGGTCTGAAATGTCTTTAGTCCTGATGCTCTCTTCACCAGAATCTGGTAAGCTGGGAGGAGAGTTATCGCTGTGGTTGTTATTGGTAAATGGGTCAGTGATGATACCAGTTGGCATAATTACACGCAGTTACGCATTTCTATTCTTCCCTGGAAAGTCATTCCAGGATCGCAGAAAGTTTGTGTCGTAATACCAGGAGCAAAGGTGGCAGCAGCGTTAGGAGAATTATTTTGTGTTGCACCACCGATCGACTGGTATTGTGACAGCAGATCTTGAAAGTATGCGAGCAAGATGTTGTCGTTGATCACAAACTCACGGATGGTTAGTGACACACTGATGGAAGTTGGGACTGCCCAGATCTGCCTAATCCCAAGGGCCTGGACATCTTGGGATCTAACATCTACGGACATCGTCCATTCTTGTGCTTGTAGAAGCTTACCTGTAAACCCGTTTGATCGAGTGTCCACCAGCCAGATACTGCCATCAGTACCGTGAGACAGGTTACGAGGATCAATGTTTCCAGCATTAACACCTTGCAGTGGAGCGCCCGTATTATCCAGGAAGTGCAGGAATGAGACTTTACCGTTACATCGGAATGTCCATTCGCGCTGTACAATTTCTCCTGGCCGAATGGCAAATAGCTGGATATTGCCAATCGGCAGGCAGTTCTCCATCTGCACAAGTCCGAAATCAGGCATCTAATTATCTCTCCCTAGCAGATGTTAGAAACTGAAGCCAATGGTCAGGTAGATGTGCTCAGCGCTGTCGGTATCCAGAATGTTTGCAACGAACCAGCAAGAATCTCCTTGGGGCGGATTACCTGGATCTTCAGTAATTGTTCCGGTTTGAAGCGCACCCATTGTAATCATGCTTGTTATGACGTTGGTCGCAGCCCCTACAAGGAGTGTTCGGCCGCCAGAATCGTTATTAATCTTACCGATCAAAGGCTCCCAAGCAAGGGAAATTCTGTCTAGCAAATAATCACGCTGCCGGACTCTTCTGATTTTCTTCCAGCCTGCGTCGTGGTTGGCGTCTTGTGTCACATAGGTATTAATACCGTATTCAACCTGGACCTGACCACTTTGATTCAGGGTAAATACAGTACAACCTTGCAGTATAGCTGTCTGGATATCATTATTAGTCATCGCTCCAACAACAGCTGATGCACCTGTGATGACACTATGAGTCAAAGAGTTAATGATTGGAAGAGCTGCAATGGTTCCAGCTACACGTGCCGCGGCACGTGGGCCTTCAAGTGTCGTACCTGAAATTTGAAAGCCATTCGGCAAGTAAATGATTGCAAAGTCATTAAATTGCGCGCCGCGAGGAGCACCAGCGCCTGTACCAGTAACTATCAGACGCCCGGCTGAGAAGGTCGTGGCCGTGCTTTCACCAACAACTGCAGTTATTCTCTTGCCTTCATTCCTGACTCGGTCTACCCAAGTTTGGATAGTAGTACCAGGCCCAGAAATGGATACAGTTGTAGCTGTATTAGCTGTGGGAATCGGCACGCCACCACCAGGGGTGGAATTAGAGTTATCAGTGTACGTTGCCAGCTGGCTAGACACTGCTCCACTTCCAGCACCTACAATGCCACCTATGTTAGTCCAGCCAGTAGCACTGGTATAGGTCGCAAGCACATTGCTCGGGTAGGCTGCTGAAGTAGTGGTTCTATAAACTTTATAACCAATGGCACCAGCTACTGTCGACCAAGAAAGCGTAACTTGGTTAGTAGCGTTGGTTGCTGTATTGGTGATGGTTGAAAGGGCAGTTCCAGTTGTTACTGGAGTTGTCGATAGCTGAAAGCCACCGCCAATTGCTAAGGCAGCTCCCTGCAACCACATTGCAGTAAGAGCTGGTGCCGCTGCTGCAGGAGCACCAATGTATACACGATATCCGGTAGCATTACCGGAAGTAGATGGAGATTGGACAGTGATGGTCTGGTTGCCAGTCGTGACAGTTACTGGTACTGCAGCTACAGCGGTAGTTTCACCAGCGGCGTTGACATAAGTAGTTGTAACCCAGTACGGATTCGCACTGACAGCTATAGATCCACCCGCGATAGCGGTAGGAACAGCAGCTATAGGGGGTGCCAACGGTGAAGTACCTGGAACTGTGTAGCCAATTTCGGTACTGCCCAGGGTTTCACCAGAAGCATTGGTTGCCGTTATTCGGTAGAAATACTGCTGCCCACCAGTCAAATAACCACCTGCACCTGATGGTGAGCCAAATGCTGGAGGGTTTGGCGTTGCTACCGCACCAGCTGTCATTTCTTCTGTATCACAGCATAGAACGTTGAATTGCTGAAGTTCAAGCTGTGAGAGTGCGCTCAGGTAATCGGATGCAGTAACAGAAACATCAACTCCGCCTAGCGGGGCAGCAGTTGGAGATGTTGTTGTTGTCCTAACAAGAACCGAGGTATCAGAAGGGGCATTTGCACCTGTTGCTAGAATGATCGAACTAACCCACACTGATCCAGCTAGTTGAAACGCTCTTACAAGCTCGCCACATTCACCAGTATGGCCTGGTGTTATAACCGCCTTGTTGAAGGTAATGACTTGGCGTTGCGTATAAGCAACAGGATTTGAGTTAGGGACGATTTCGAATATTACAAACTCAGCCTTGGTCGCATCAGAAAGTGAATCTCTGATAATGAACCTGAAATTGTTGCCTCTACTGCCTGGCCACATGACTGTAACAATGACACCAGGATATGCTTGCCCAGCTCCACTAACTTGCTGTGTCAGAGTTGTAGAAGCAACGCCGCCACCCGAACCTGCACGGACTGCGACTACCTGATTTGCACCACCATAAAAGGCTTGACGAGCAATATCTGTACTGACAATGATATTGCTGCCGGCGACAGTGGGCAAAGTATTCGGCGTAACACCGAATGTATCGTCAACATCCTGAAGGTTTTCAAGTATAACGGCCTGGTTGAGAACTCCCCAGTCAGAGCGGAAGATGCAGCCTACCCTACCGGTTGGTACGACGAGTGGCTGAAGGGTTGGAGCAGTGACCCGGAAGTAATCACCAGGACGAATCTTCACTTCTCCGACGTTGAAGGATTGACCCGGCACGGCTAACTAACCTCCAGGGCTCGGTAGGGTAAGATTTTTGGATTCAAGGCTGTTATTACTTACTCGACAGAAGCAGTTTATACTTTCATAGCTCTTACACGCAAAATGGCATCTTTGATCTCTTCGAAAGTTACTTCGTCCTTTCCAATCAAGGGCCAAGCTGTAGCTACCTCTTCTTGGCTGCTGCCCATCTTCACTGCTGCGGCCATCAAATCTCTTCTACTATAGACACTAGCAGCTGGAGGTAGTTCTTCTTGAACTTTCCCCTTTGAATTGACAACCATATCAGGTGAAGAGTGGACGAAAGCGGCATCTGCAAACTTGGATTCATTTCTAGTAGCCATATATCACCTAGCTGACTGAAGCATTATCACTAAGTACTGAAGACTCAGTATCTTCAACTGGCGTTTGTGGTACTTCGATAATAAACACGGGCTCTACTGTCTGAGTCTCTATTTGAAATGGAGTAAGATAAGCTTTGTTGATTACAGATCCTGTGTATCCATAAGTATCAGTAATGATTGGAGAATTAGGACCGACTGGCCACTGGTGAGTACTGCCATCTCCATAAATTCCACCGATCCCGCCCGGACCTGGTGCATATGGGATTGCCAGTGTTCCGTATCTAGCTGAAACTTTAAGCTGCCCTTCGACTAATGGTGAGATATTGAGATTTTCATCGACGTTCATGATATACATACATGAACCGTCGTCCATTTTAAGGTAGAGATCTTGTCTTAATTGGTCAGCTATTTGTCTTGAATAGAAAGCCCTTGCATTTACTGTGTGAGCAAACACATGAAAGTCGACATCTATATCGACCCATCTGACACAATTGGCAATTCCATAATCTACCATGTCGCTGTGCCGCTTCACAAGCCGTGGAAACACAGCGGGAGCGTCATCTTCTGGCGTCCAAGTATCAGGGTTCCACTGGAATGGAGTAGGCAGCCGGTCTTTTCCCCATCTTTCAAATGTCATCATTGGGTCTGGAGAAAAGGTACCCTGAAATTCAATTAATCGGAAATCAAATTTGAGATCTGATCCAACAACCAGGGCATCAGCAGTTCCCTGGAATGGTGTTTCAGATACAAACTTGAGAACAAAGGCACCTTCATCTGGACTGTATAGGGCACCTTCATCTAGTAGATCTAGGACTCTGTTTCGAAGGACATTGATGTCAATGCCAGTTTGTGACGCTACATCGTCACGAGTCCAAATGCTTACTGTTACTTGACCAATTAATATATCAGACAGTCTTCGAGCACGAGGGAGGGCGTAAACTATTCTTGGGTATTGTGTTCGCCCATACCAGCCTACGTCGGAATCTGCAGGAGCTAATCTATCAAAGACAGCAGGGATTGAAGGATTACCAAATTTGGCTAAGTATCCTGCTAGTGTTGGATCTTGAGTTAGTCTGACATAAAGTGCTGGTTCAAGAGTCATATTTAATCTGGTACGAAGGAGGCTCCAAAAATGGAATCCATTTTTGACATTACATCATTCATCGCTGTTTCAACGAAAGGAAACAGCCCTGGACCCTCTGGTTGTCCGTTCCTGACCTGCTCATCCCTAAACTGCGCATCGAGCTTTATAAGATCTGCACTTCTTTCTGGATCGGCTTCCAAAGTTACCAGAATTTGACGCCCTGCTTCAGTTGTAACGCCTTCTAGAAAGAAGTCCCCACCGAAAGCTAATTTAACTCTTCGGATGATATCTTGAAGCTCTCTATCAGGCGCTTGATCTAGCTTCTCACCACTGGGATATATCTTACCTTCAATTCCGGCTTGAAGGGTATCTATGATAGCTTCATGCATGTTGTGCCCAGTTTGGATGGCTTTTGGCAATATATCCCGAAGAGCTTGATCAGTAATTTCTTTCCAGCCGGATGCAATTACACCGCTATCCATTACACGTTCGGATCTGTAACATCGGCTGGATCAGCACGGCGCATATCACAATAGTAAATAGTCCAGCGTCCAATCCTCCCTGGATTGTTTACATTCTGGACGTGATAATTCTGGTTGCCGAATTTGGCGTAATCACCGATTCTGAGAACTGGACCACCTTGATGTACTATTGTATAGGTAATATCATGGTTAGGCTGGCTGTATAGCAATCTTTCTTCTGGCGAAGCTGAGGCGAGAATTCCTTGGAATGAACCAGATGCTTGAGTCCAAGCTTCTACCGAACGGCCCTGAGGGCTCATTGTGGTAGTAAGCCTCCATATCTCAAAGGGTTGCCAGAAGATTGAAGGAACAGCAGCTGTAGGCGGAGGCAGCGGTGGGTAGGAAGGATAACTGAAACTCATGTTACTTGTATGAATCTTCGCCTATCAAATGGCCGCATCAAAGCCCTAGCCCTTGGAGGCATTACAAGTTGTGCCATACTGATGTCCCGGACGTAACTGTAAGATCCAATGGCTTCAGACCTCAAGCCGCCCATCATCAGTGGTTCTTGTTTGAATGTAAAGGCTGCTGTTAGAGCTACTGCTTCTCGGAGGGCTGGTGGAATTTTATTTGTACTAGTAAGTGACGGAACAAATGTTACATCTATCCTTGCCATCTCAGAAGGTCTAACTGCAGCTACTGCCCCTTCAAACGGCGCTACTAAACCTATAAACTTCAGCCACAATCTTCCATTCGGCATGAGAGTGTACTGAGGTGGCGGAAGGATTATCATCTCATCATTTGTAGCATAATCCACAAACGTGATAACGATATCTGTAGGGTTTGGATCTGATAGGTTTAGTATTGATCCGTCTTTATATCCGAAGAACGAATCAGTTGCTGAAGTAGCACAGATATAATCTGGAAGCCCATAAACCCGACGCATCCAATCCTCAGTCGAATCGAGAATTTGCTGGAGGCGGGCATCTTGAGACCCATCGTATCCACCTGGAAGGGTCTGAAGGATGTCTGTAACGTCGGATAGAGAAGCTAATGTAGACATTACCTTAATGAAACGTAAAGCTCGATTCTGTATGCTGTCATAGTTACGGCAGTTGCACCTGTAGCACGCACATCTTGATTAGTATTAAAACTGTCGACAGTGATCAGCAAATCGTCGCCGTTTAGATCCAGGTCAAAATAAGACTGGTCTGTTACCGATCCACCAAACCCGATTAAATCAAATTGCTGGGCGTCAGTTCTTGTAAAATGGCCAATAGCCGCACGTCCAGAACGTGTCCATAACCGAGCTTGTGCCCATGCTGAAGCACTGGCAAAAGCAGAGGTATTGGTGTATAGTCTTGCAGAACCATAACCTTTGGGATTGGGAAACCACCTTGGATCTGTAAGAGAAGGCGGATTTACCCCTTCGCCAGTGGCAGGCCCAGCAGTATTGACTACGAACTGTGGAGGTGGCAGAATGCCGAATCCAGAGGTATTGGTTACAACTTGAGAACCTGCTGGAGTAGCCGCTCCAGTATCAAGGTATGTAGTTGAAGTTACGTTTGCGAGGCGCAGTTGGGCGTTAGGGTAAAGCAACCCCGCGGTATTGACTGTAGGCAATGGCTGAGTTTGTATTTGATCTGAAGATACTCTAGAAGAACCAGTATCAATGAATGAAGTTGCTGTACCGCCTGGAACTGTGGACCCATCAAGTGCAGATATCCAGGCTGTACCATTCCACGTCGCCATCAACTGCTCTTTGCCCTGGAAGCGACCGTACACATTGTAACCGATTGCTCCCGCAACTGCATTCCATGAAACTGTTACTGTGTTAGTATAAGTGCCTTGCGGGACTGCAATTAGAGCTTCTGCACATGGAGTAGATTCACCTGCTGGCACCGTAGGAGTTGGTGCTGACAGAGTTGTTACTCTGTACCCATAGGTAGTGTTACCTGCTAATGCGCCACCTGTAGTTGCTGTGACTAATGTTGGCCCGGATGTTGTGCGACCATAGATATTATAAGACATTGCTCCTGGTATTGCTGACCAAAGCAACGAGGTCGCGCCATTAGCCGTATGGGTAATTAACGGTGTTTCATCACTTGCTATGGATTCACCCGATGCCGATACAGCTGAGATTCTGTAAGCATAGTTGGGTGCTGCAGCCAGGGTACCTGGAGCAGGCATAACGACTACTCTATGGAGTTTAGGAGCTAATGGCTTCCAGACATCACCCAGGGGCATAAGCTCTAAGCTCCCTCAGTTAATTCAGATTCATCAATGTTGAGATCGATTTGCTCTACTGTAGATGAATGTTGGTCGTCGAAATCACTTGGCTCGACCTCATCAGGTTCATCTTCAGGAGCATACACTTCAGCAAATGGTGGAGTGTTATTATGGGCTCTTGCATGATGCACTTTAAGCCCGTGCTCTGATGTAAATGGTGGCATTTTACATTCGGGCATTTTGCAAGGCCACTTTTCTTCGGGTGCCGTACCTTTGAGTTGTTCGAGGGTTAGCTGACCTGTCGGATCAGAAGGTGCAGGATAAAACTCATTTACCTGCTCTGCAGTTTCCTCGATTTTGATTATAGACAATCCTTCGGTATTCTGTACAGCTTGCAAGAAGGCAGGTGTAACCTTCTCATCAGGAAGCGTGTGGAATCCAGGTTTATAAGAATTCCACGACGAATACCTGGGATGTACCTCTAAGGTGTACGGCATGACACTTACGTTATCGACAACAACGGGTACAGCGGATTACTACCGCTGTACCCGTCACATCGGTTAGCGGCTAAAGACTGGCCTGCGGTAATAAGCGAGTAAGACTACCGCAGCAGCTGTCGTAACCGAGAATTGGATCACACCGTTCTGAGGATAGGTAGCCACAATAGACGGTGTCAAATCAGCTGGTGCGGTCAGGTTGATTGCAGCAGCGACTGTGTCATTGGCTGAGATGCCCGTCGTATTGGTTGTAGGAGCGAGGGTTGCTGCCTTTACAGTGGTTGTTCCAGTGTCCGTATAAGTGACACTGGTCTGGCCCTGGACAGAAGCCAGGAACATTTCAAGCCCAGCAGCAGTACCGCGGTAGATCTTGTAGCCACCAGCGTTTGGTACCCCGTTCCAAGTCAAGGTAACGGAGCTTGTAGTACCAGACAGAGCACCAGAGTTAACTTCGTTCGAGGCGATTGTTTCACCGACGAAGTTAGTTGCTGTTACCACGTAGTAGTACGTACCAGCTGCCATTGAACCGCCAGTTGCCGCAGCTACTGCAGCAAGGCCTGTAGGTGCAGGCATAACTGCGTAATTGGGGTTCTGAGTAGTATTAGCTGCTGGAACAGTACCCGAGGAAGCGCCAACACCATAGGACAGACCATCGTCGGTAAAGGTAACTTTGTTAGCAACAATGAGATTACCCTGGACGACGCTCTGCGTGCCAGTGTCAGCACGTGTGATTGTAGTCGTAGTAGGGACAGCCGTACTGGATGACGATGAGAACTCAGCGTTATTGTATCTTAGTGTAACGTACAGAGTCTCAGTACCGGTAGCGGTCGAGCGGTAAACATTGTATCCGCCAGCACCAGTCATCGGGTCCCATGTAACTGTCGCCTTATGGTTGACAGCCAAGGCACCACTATTGACTTCTGCAGCTGCCAGTGTTTCACCGTACCCATTGAGGGCAGAAACACGGTAGTAATAAGTAGCAGCTGCAAGGCCGCCACCTGTACCACCATCGGCCGCAGCTAGAGTGGTCGGTGTAGCGATAGCTGGAGGCTGTGCTGGTGACGTGGTGTTAGAACTTGGTGGGCGGTTAATTGCTGCGACTCTACCGGTATCAACGTAGGAAGTTACGTTACCAAGCTTGGTTACAAGGTAGTCCTGACCAGCAGCCGTACCACGGTAGAGATTGTACCCAGTTGCACCAGCGACTGCTGTCCACGAAATGTTGACCGAGGAATTGTTCGTGGCGATTGCGCCAGTGTTGGCCTCTGCACCCTGAGCGGTTTCCTGGCCGAACTGGTTCGTAGAGGTCATTCTGTAATACAGAGTGATGCCGTTCGGGACATAACCACCGCCAGCAACGACGGTAACAGTCAGGGTAGGACCGACACCTGCAGCGATCTGGCCGACAGGAATGTTGGTAGTAGCCGCTGCACCCGGAACGACTGCAAAGTTCAGGTTCTGCAGCTCTTGCAGAACCATGTCGAGCGAACCCCTGTTCTGACCGGCGACTCTAGTAAAACCACGCCCAAAGTTGGGGTCAAGACGCTGGAGAGGCATTATTAATCCTTTGGTCGCGGATGAAAGATAGAAGGTCTACTCGACCTTAGAAAAGGGTCTCTCGACCCTGTAAATCCGCTTCCAAATTCTTAATCGTCAGAACGTTAAGCTATCTTTCTCCAAGCTTCCTCGTATTGGTCCGGAGTTTCATAAATTCCCGGCTCAAAGCTTCCTGAAGAAAGTATAACTTGTAATGCCTGCTGTGTCTCTTTATGCAATGCGGTAGCGATTTCTATGTACTTCTCATCTTCTGCCAATTCAGGATTCAATCCTAAGATGGTGAGGATGTCTTCTACAACATCGGAATTACCGTAAGGCCTTTTCGGGTCTATTGTGGCAGCCCCGAATTCGCCATCTTCCCAGATTACGAAGCTATTTCTTAATAGCTTGACGTGTTCTGGCTTGAGTTCAAATGTTAGTCTAGCCATGTACAATCCCATGACTAAGTATAGTGGAGTGGAGGGTACAGCGCTAGGTGCTGATTCTTGTTACTTCAACTATCTCACCAGTGCCATCAAATTCGGATGCTGCGTCCAGGAAATTGTCTGCGTAAATTTCCTCGACCACTTCCTTGACTACTGTCACTAACCACTTGGATAAATGATTTGTGGAAGGCTGCACTGTAGGTTGAATGATTAACCCCTGGTCTTGCAAATCACTGGCAATGGCAAGCAAGACTTGCTTCTTGTCTTCCAGTGTAGGTTCTTCTTCAACAAGAACTGGTTCGGGTTCTGGTGCTTGCTGGCGGGCTTCGAATTCTGCAGTTATTTCCCTGATTTGGTTCTCATCAGTTACAGGTAGTTTAATAATTCTTACGGGTCCTGCAGACTGGCGCTTTGCTTCTGTTTGGCGCTTACCCCACACCCTGTAGCAGGCACGACAATTATTCTGTAATCCATCAGAATTGTTCTTGTGAGCTGCAAAATCGGCCTTAGGAAGTAATGCTCCTTGGGGTGTATGGGCCGGACCAAAGCACCATTTCATGCCTTCAGGTGCCGGCGGTTTGTCCTTTGGCATGGTTACGTCTAGGTCAAAACTTGGGTCAATGCTAGTAATGTCTTCTGAAACAGCTTTCCTGGCTTGGGCATTGGCAATTCTTGTTTCCCTAGCTCTTACCAAGCCATGTGGACGTTCGTGGGCAGCATTTCGGAATTCGGTCTTTACATTTTCATTGAATTTAATAGCGCTGTCGATTCGATCGCCATTTTGAGATTGTCGGAGGTCACGTTTAGCTACATCAATCCAATGGCCAGTACCCGCAGGCCAATCATCCCAGTAACGGCGTTTGATTTCACGAGAGTTTGCTAACTGCTCTGAAGAAAAATGCCGTACACTTCCATCTCTCCTATCAAGAGAAACCTCCCGTACTATAGGGAGGTCATAACTCCTAATTTTAGCGGCTGTAGCACCACCTAGATTCTTGGGCAGCTTGGAATGGGAGTGCTTAGGGTGTTGGGCAATTTTGTGGGCTCTAGACTCCATTTCCTGGCATCTGCGGCAAGGATACACGTCATCCTGTGTCCCACATTCGCATTGCTTAGGCTTTCTGGGTTTCTTGTGTTCCTGCCCAACCACACCTTAGTCTAGGCCAGAAAAGCCCCCTACGCTAGTTATCTAAACGTCAATGATTCATGATTGCCCAGGTATCAACGACTAGCAGGATTATTATAAAAGCAATCCCTGCTAGAATCCAAAACGAGGTAGACTGGTAGAAGGTTCTAGGACGAACTGCTTGAGAGTGACTTAATCTAAGCTTCGGTTGGTACGGCCTCACCTAACCTTTATCGTCACGGTTCGTCACTATCGGCGCTATCGAGGTTGATGTTGGTGCATTTCTCATCTTGTAGGAAGGCCATGAGGCGCGCTTGAAAGTCGTTCTCTTCAGACTCAGAAGTATAAGGACGTTCGAAATCTATTTCCCAATATGAAGTGTTATCGTTATCCTCTTCGCCGTCCTCGAATTCCTCATCGTCTTCCTCAAGGTCTTCGTCGTCTTCTGCTTCAGCCGCAACCTGTGCTTCAACCATACCTGGATCGGGTGCTTGCTCAGCCATTGGGTTCTCCGACTTCTGCATAGTTTCTAGCGTTGACCACGTCAATGGGAAGGGATACAGGAGTGTTGAGACGGCATATTCGTACTAAAGTCACGGTCGAATACTTCTCAACGTCCCGCTTGTTCGTCACATGAAAATAAACGACACCCCGGACGGTGTCGATTTCCAGCTCACCACGAATTTTGATTATTCTTTTCACTCAACCACCGTATAGGTTGGCGAATTTACCAGCGCAATGCCTTAACTCTGGTCCGGAGCTGGATCTAACCAGCTTTCGCCAATAAAGCTAATCTGCCAGATTTTCCCTCGTTCAATAATTGCAGCCGATAATCTGCTTTTGAGGGCGTCAGTTTCTTCGAACGAAGGCAATTTTGGATCACGATTTCTGGCAAAGCGGTGTCCCTCCATTCGAGCACGGTGGTTAAGAAGGACAGCATTAGTGTAAGCTTCGGCCAACTGTTGATCTGTCAATGCTTTTATATCATCGTTTGACAGACTGACGAACTGTTGATCACTCATCTTGGGCATCGCCTAAATGCGCCTCTGGAGAGTGCTGTCCGAAGGGTACGTCTGGTTCATGTTCGGAAGCTGGACAATCTGGTCCACCGCAGAAATATTCATTGCACCCATGGCAATGGGAATCGTCTTCTGCTTCAGGGGTGATGGGCTTGCCACATGCAAAGCACAACTTTGGAGGTGATGCAACTGCCACTAAACCGTCTAGGTTACGGCTGGTGGTTCTGCAAGTAATGCTTTATCTTCCTCTTCACATTCGCCTACGTGCAGAACTTCTGACACAGATGGGGAATAAGACAAAGGATTTGTCATAACTAAATCTGCTGCTTCTTCAGCACTCTCTGCACAAATTTCATAGTCTACGTATACAATGAAACGTTGCATATGAGTTTAAATAGCAAAAGCCAGTACTGCTAGCAAGGCAGTACTGGCTTTATTAGATTAAGAGTGTAAGGCTAAGATTAGCTGATGGTTACGTCGACGTTGACGGCGCATACCGTCGCCAGAACGTTGCCAACCTCAGCGTCGATTCTGGAAGAAATAACGAAGCTCGTTAGACCTTCACGAGGATCTCGCCACTTTTCCATCTTGATTGAGCGGTGCCAACCAGCGTACAGGTTTCTAGGATGGCACAGCAAGATATTGCTGGTATCGGTCGTCCCTGTCGTAGTAATTGGGAACAACGGCACACCGCGGATCGGCACTGTCTGGTAAGTAAGCTCACCATTGCCAGCCAACATCAGGTCGCCCATTGGAGTACCGCGGCGAGAAAGGGTGTCTCGGTAGCGCTCTTCCAGACGACGTGGAACGTAGAATCTCCACTGCGTCAGATCACGCTTGTACTTGTCAGGCAGGTTGTTAATCATTGCCTGGAAGGCAACCTGATAGTCCTGACCAATGCCAGACGCGGCGGCATCATAAACGTGCGCGCCCTGCATGGTTCGGCAGCGTTTGAGCCAACCGTCGAACAATGCCAGATAGGAATCACCTGAAGTCAGGTCGCCATTGATCATGAGTTCTTCAACGTCACGACCTACAGCCTCTGCGATCAGAGCCATGAGGGTGTCGGCAAAGCCGGCACGCTCGACCTGGTCTTCCATGACTTCATCGGAGACCGGAACTTCACCACGAATCAGGGTAGTCGAAATTTCGACAATACCCGTTGTCGGGGCAGCACGATCTGAGAGGCCCAGTCGAACTCCTTCAAAGCCAGGGCGCATGATACGAGTTGCAAAGTCGATCTTGCTTTCCTGCCACTTCACGGAGTCCGAGCGGACATTTCTAACCTCAGGAAGAAGAACCTGAGGGGTGATTGCCAAGCGAATGAACTCATCGACCTGCTCAATCGTGAGAGGAGCAAGTGTCATGCCCGGCGTGGGTGCCTGGAAGGCAGAAGTGGTCAGCTGTGCCTTCTGAAGGAGTTCTTGGTTAGAGAGGGCCATGGGTTTTCCTAAATATCTCCTTTAAGAAGGCTTAGCGCAGTTCGACCGCCTGGCCAGCAGCAAGGGCAGAAATAACGTTACCAAAAGTGCCGTTGGAGCGTGACTTCTGGACGGTTCCTACGCCATCCTGGCCAGCTGCACTCTTCCTCACCGCCGAGGCACCTTCAAGACTCTCAAGGCGGTTGAGAATGCTTTCTAGCACGTCAGCATGAGTAGTAAGGTGCTCGGAAATCGTATCAAACGACTTTGCGATCAAGTCGAAGTTTTCACGCAGAGGTGTCGATTCAACTGCCTTAGCTACACCTTCGACGCGCTCAGCGAGCTGTTCGAGTGTAGCAGCACCTTCAGCGCTCTTTGTCAAAGGTGCATCAAGAGCACCCAAAAGGGCATCTCGAAAATCACTCATGAACTGGTCTGGCGTCATCGATACAGCTCCTGATCCCCAATGAATCCTAGTGTAGTAAGCTTAAGAATTCCTCGTCCGAAACCAGACGGATCGAAATCACCGCACGGCACGGCGCGGGCTTTTCCCTCACTTAGCAACAAACTGCCTGTAACCCTTAGCGAGTTCGTACTCAAGCCAATCAACAAGCTCATTAGCGGACTTGTGGACAAGATTGTCGACCTGAGTGGAAGGACGCTCCCCACGGTCGACATCAAGGTCCTTACCCGACCGCCTGAGCCTATTGATCTCATCCATCCTAGCCTTAAATTCGCGCTGAGTTTTGTCGAGGAAAGCTTCCCACGCAGCGTCACCGGCAGGTGGAGGATCTTGCTCGTCATAAGGAAGATTAGCTTGGCCGCGGGGAGCTGGCTGCCACGATGTGTCAGTGTACCCGTCCAGGATTTCCTTCTGACTTTTCTGCGTGCCTACTAACTCTACCATCGCTTTAATGAGCCGCTTTGGAGACATTCTAGCGATGTATGAAGAGGAAGGGCCAGAACGTCGTGGAGGTGCCTGCTGTTGGTCCTCAGCATCATCCTCATCCTCATCGTCCTCATCATCACCATCTTCGTCATCGTCCTGATCGTCCTCCTCATCATCCTCATCGTCCGGAGGAGGTCGACGCCGTGGGTCCATTTCTTCTTGATCGGCAGGCCCCTGCTTGGAAATGCGCGCTTTGCGGCAGTCGGAGCAAGTGCAATCATCTGGATGCCCAGCTGCTTTAACAGAGGGACCGTAGGCACTCAAAAGATACTTCTTGAGAATAGCAGAGGCTTGCTGAACCTGATCAGGAGCATCAGACAAGTCAGCAGCCTTAACAGCTCTATAAAGCTGCTGATCATTCCTGATATTCACAGATTCTTCTCGAAGAAGCTGCTTCAGGACAGTGACGTCAGGGTTAGTAGTTGCACTACGATTAGGCATACCTTGATCTCCATTACGGCTTTTCATGACTGCCCAGCCAGGAACCAAGTTAGCAGGGGCATCGACCCCACTGGTTTCTCTCCAGTCGAGGTCCACGATCATCCGCTTTCTTCTTTTGATGTCTAGTGCATCAGATAACCCTGGCATACTTCCTTACCGCGTCTAATAAGTATCAGAAAATGCTTTTCTAATGCTTTCGAGTGAATCGAGAAGTACCATCTTATTGGCAGCTTCCTTTTCACCCCTCTTCTTCCACGTAGATGGAAGCCTGGCTGTGAAAGCCGAACCCTTACGATGGGCTATTGAGATAATGTGTGCTTTGACCTTAGCCCGATCCTGATTGGTCCTGCCCAGTGATACTGCTGCATCGTGGACATCTTTAGGGCTAACTATTGGAAAAGAGCGATGAGCACCAGCAAACGCTTTAGGATTGAGCTTGTCCCTATCTACTCCGTGCTCACCCACATCTGGATCAAAAGT